TGAAGCTGAAGTCCAAGATACGTCAGCAAAATCTGTGTAAGCAGTTGTGCTTGACAAAGTCACACCTTGGTTTGTTAATGCTTTTCCACCAGCTGTGTAAGCAGTTCCTGAAGAATTAGTAATTTCGTTTGATGTGCTATAGTCTGTTGTAGTTGCATCTAAAGACGCAGAACTTGTAAACATAGCAATTTTAAAAGTATCTCCACCTGAAGAATCGAAATCGTGTTTACCACTTAAAAGTTCACTTTTAAAACTTGAACAAACTGCTGATGTTATAGCCATTTTTTATCTCCTGTTATGGACTTGGTGAATCTATTTTGATCCTAACCGTTCCGTCCGTATAATCGTCTCTACGTCTTCTTCCAACTTGTTGAGAAGCAAACGTTTGTACACTATCTTTATACTTTTGCTCGTATAATGTCAACATATCCATAGGCCCTTTTAAATAGCCATAAGCATTAACTAAACAAGCATATAAAAGAAGCTGAGGGTAATTTAAACTAATATAAGTTCCAGATGTATTAGTCCCTAAAGTAGTCGCTCTTTTATCATAATGCACTCTAAAATAATAATTTGAGTCTGGTGTGGGTGCTAATAAATAACCCCCAGATTTTGTGGAAGACGTTCCAGTAGCTCCTCCAAACATAGCATAATATTTAGGCATTCCTGTCACATCAGCACCACCACTTCCTGTTAAATCTTCTATATATTCAGATAACCAAGTTACATCTTTTTTGATAAGCCATCTATTGGTGCCTGTCGCAGCGGAAGTAGAGTCATATACTTCTATTCCTCTGGTAAAAAGGGCTCCAGAGGGAGCATAAATACTATTTTTATCTGTAACTAAATTTCCATCTTGCATATGTCTATCGGCATCAATTGGAACATCATCACATATTCTATTTTCTGCATTTTCTATAAATCTGCCTAGAATAGCCCCACTGAATACATTTGAATCTACTTCACAATAACTTCTAATGTCGGCTTCTAATGCTGAAAGTGTATATCCTGCCATTATGCTTCAAGAGTCACGGGTCCAATAGAACACCCAACTCCTCCTCCTGTTTTGCTACCTAGTGTAGCTGTATCTGTGTTAACTGTAAAATAAAAATAATTTGCTTTTGCATAGTCTGAATCTACTCTTGCGCCACTTCTATATAGTCCTGTTGTAATTGCATAGCCCGCTTCTAACGCTAATTTAGCTCCTGTAATTCCATCAAAACTTTGAGGATTATTATATCCAAAAACAGAAGTTCCATTAACTCCTGTTATGGGATTATAAGCAGTTCCTGTCCCAGGTGAAGTAGTTATTGATCCTCTAATTCTATATGTGTCCCCATCAGTTAAACCGTGACCAGGAAACCAAACGTTAATAAGTCCAGAACCTGCTCCATATGTTTCGAAAGGGTCGTCTCTCATTAATCTAGTAACAGCCGGTGCCGTTCTAGCTGGTCTTACTTTTGATAAAGAAACTCCATCAGCGCTAATAGGCTTAGGTTCTAATTGAGGTTGTTTTGGTTCATATTCAGAAACATGAACAAATGCTCCCGTCCATTCTGTAACCATTTCTCTCCATGGATATTGAAGTCCAGATCGGTCTGAAATTGCTAGTGCTCTTTTTCCTGATGCATATTTTGGCATAATTAAATATTTGGATAATACGTCTTAGGTGTAATGTATGTACTAGACGCTGACCCATCCTCCGCTAATGCTCTTGCTAATTCATCTTCATATAATAATTTTTGAGTTTGAATTCTATCTGGAGCATATTTTTGTGCTAAATAAAAAGATAAACCTGTAACCATACACGGTAAAAATCTAAAAGGTGCATCTGTTGCATCGGTGTAAGTACCATCTACATCTTGAATTCTTTTAATATAATAAATGTGCATATCCTTAGATGCATTTGAAGAATCAGCAGTTGGATAAACGCTAATACTTACATGGTCTATAAATCTTTGAACCCAATATTGATTGGGAGTTCCTTTAGAAAGCTTGTTTGAAAATCCTGCATAAGTAGATCTATCTACTTTTGTCATAGGGGTATCTGATTGAGTAGTTTGTGTTCTGTTACTTCTTAGTTGAGCCTCTAAGACATCCGTAATTCCGTAAATTCCGTTTGTAGGAGTAGTGGTCGCACTAGTTCCATCGGCTGATGTTCTATAAAATTTATATTCAGTTTGACCTTCGATCAAATCAATATTAGTTGATCCTATTTCCCAATAATGAATTCCTCTATTACCCCATTCCGATAATAAAAGATTTAAAGATCTTCTAGCATTTCTAAGTTGGTATCCAGATGTTCCTTGTATACCAATTCTTTCATAAGCCTCTTCGATTAAATCATCAATCGCAAAGCTCTTATCAAAAGTATAAGTACCGGAAGTGGTATTAGCCATTTAAACTCCTTACGCGTAATAGGCCGTAAATGAATCTATAGCTGCTAATGTTACATATGCACCAGTCGCAAAATGAACTCCGTTACCGCCAAAATTAAAATTTAAAGTATCATTACTCGCACTTCCACCTTTAAGATGAATTTTAATAACGCCCGCAGCAGAAGTATTGTCGTGAATAGTTATTTCACCATCTGCTCCAGTTAAATGTGCATTGATACTTATAATTCTACATGGTCCTAAATCTACAGAAGAACCACCTATGCTTCCTTGTAATTGGCCCGTCGATGTTAATTCAATAGAAGCTTTCACATCAGATATATTTGTTCCCATATTTTTCTCCTTAATTTAATAGTGAGCTCCCGAAGGAGCTCACATTGTCTTAGTTACCTATTAACTCCAAACAGCTGCGCCTGTGTCAGCAGTATTGCCTGTTGCTAAATCATAAGCAAAGTTCCAAATGCCTTTTTCAAAACAAGTGAAATACAAATAAGTACCGTGAGTTAAACTATTTGTAGCTGCATTGGCAGGTGTGTACGTTAATACCGTTTCATCTGCTATTGATGTGTCTATAGTTTGAACTGCTCCAGCGGCTCTACTTTCCATTTTTGAACCAGTTCTAAAAACATCATCTCCTGCACATGTAAAACTTAAAGCCAATACTCCACCAGTTGTGTCGTCTGATTGAGCATGAACTACATAAGTTCCTACTGTTGCTGCCGGTAATGTTACCGCTTGTGCAGCAGCTCCTGTATAGTTGTTAACCGTGATCACATTAGCTGTATAAGTTAATGTTCCCGCTGTTGCTACTACTGTTGCAGTTAAACTAGTTAAATCTGGTTTCGTTCCTAAAAACCTTGATGTTATAGTTCCTGTACTAGTAGCTTTATTGATCTGTTGAAATCCTTTTTCGGATCTAACTGGACCATTAAACGATGTGTTTGCCATAATTATATTCCTCCTAGAATATATAAATGTAGTCCCTAGGGGCATGTCGACTATACGCGTCTACACTTAATTTATTGTTTTAATTGTATAGTATAAGTTTTATACGCTATATTTTAGTGAAGTGCAAGAGATCCTACAGGAAATGTACGATTTCAGCGATGTAGCGTTTTGTATTAAGTAGCTACTGAAACTTGTGGAGCCGAATTAGCGATTGAGTTTTCTCTATCTGCAATCTTAGCTTCTTCTAGCTTAATGGCTGTGATGGTTTCTCTAATCTTCTCATCTATAGCCACCATGTTGAGATTGTACCTACCTTCTTTAAGGTGCTCTTGTTGCCAGCTCAACTCCAAGGACATTTTTTGTTTGTATAGGTCTTGGATCATTTATAACTTCCTCATAAGTTATCCATTTCCGGGCTTTATCATAAAATCCCGATTCTTCCCACTTTACACTATTTTCTCCTAGTTTGTCAACTATAGCGTTTTCTATGGCCTTAGAGGAATCTTCGCATCTTATACGAAATTCTACTCTGTATCCATAAGCAATAATGATAATTTTAAAGTCCTTCATGGTGTAATTTCTCACTTTATATTTGAAATGAGGCGAGAGTGTGTCCCGCCTCATTAAATTTAGTTATTACGCACCTTGTACGCCGAAGATTCCTCTAGGGTCTGATACGCCAAAAACGTATCTTTCTCTAGCTTTGAATCTAACGTTACCAGTGTCGAAATCACCTTCCATAGCTGTTTTCAAGGGTGCTCTTTCGAAATGTTTCATTCCGTTAGGTACATCCGTGATTAAATACCAAGAATCAGTATCAGTTAGGTAATTGTTCACTCTATATCCTTGAGGAACCATTCCCATTGATACGATAGCATTGATATCGTTATCAGCTGTGCCAGTTCTACCTTGAGACTTCATCAGTCTGTCAGCGTTAAACTGGTTATTTGCAGGAACAATCATTTTCGTTGCTTTAGCTGCCACTTTAAGACCTCTCTCATCAGTCATGTTACCGATGTCGATCAACGCTTGTTCAAGCGATGTTTCGTTAAGGTCTGCTTGTGTAGTCAGAGTGTTCGAAAACGTTCCAGCAATAGTAGGGTGGTTAGTAGTAAACAAGCCTTTAGCGTCACCAGATTTAAATGTAGCTGTTTGAGGTAGCCCATTTATTAAAGGTTCAACTGATTTAACTTGTTTAGCGTTCGCCATAGATCTTGCTAGCGCTTTTGTATATCTAGAAGAGATTCTATCGTAGAGGTTGTCCTCCATAGCTTCTTCCGTGATTGCAAAGGCTAACGCCATCGTTTCCATTGTGTAACGTGCCGTAAAAGTTTCTTGAGCTTCGTCATAAGATATGCCTTGCCCTTCCGCTTTTACTTGTGCGTTTGCGAATCCAGATAACATTACTTCCTCTTCGAAAGCTCTGTCACTTGATTCAGTTACGTAGATTTCAGATGACTGATTCTCGTAACGTTTGTATTCCAGACCAAATAGTGCATTTAGACCTGGTTCTAGTTCTTTAACTAGCTGTGCTCGTGATATTGCCATGTTCTATATACTCCTATTATTATGATTGTAATTCAATCAGGTTTGGAACAACTACTACGGAGGCATAAGCAGCAGTAATATCCGAATTTGAAGGATCTTCTGCTGATCTTAATAATCTCCATGAGGCTGCGTCCGCGCTTGTGTCGTTGATATCTAGAGTAG